ATTAATTTTTGTATACTGTTCTTACCAAATATAAATAATTCATTACGAAAACTTTTTATACCAACAACAGAATCTTCTAGTGTTATATTACCTGCTGTAGCTGCACTAAAGTTAGTAACATCGTTAGTTCCACTAAAAAAGATAGTATTTTTATTTGAACTATCTCCTGCTACAACAAAGTGTTTATCATGTATTGTTCCTAATGATGGAGATACTGAACCACTTACAGTTATTTCTTGAGCTTTAAAAGTTCTAGTATTTAAATCTCCTGTTCCTTCCATTCTAAAAAAGAAAGGTTTATTAGCTCCGTCAGTTATTAGTAAATCACCATAGTCACTAGAACCTTCATAAATATCAAATGCACATTGGCCTTGATTTGTTCTAGCAGCTACACTTCTATTTGTAAAAGCTGTATAGTTGTCTCCACTTGCAGATACACTTGCTCTATTTATTTGTAACCAGCTAGTTCCATCTTGACTAAAAAATATTCCAGTTCCTGAACAAGCTACTACACCATCTGCATAAACTTTTAATCCTAATATTTTATTTGTGCCACTAGGATTAACAGCAGAGCCTCCACCAAATCTAGTATATCCACTTATTCTTCTATAGCCTCCTTCAGTACCTACCTCAAAGTTTCTAAGAGTTGTAGCAAAACCTGGAGTTTTTAATAAACCTAAAGAGTTTGTAGATTTAATTAATCCACCCTCACATGCTACCGTAAACGGTTGTGAGTTTGCCATTAGAAGTAAACCCTATCGTCTGATATAAATTTTGGTTGTGGATTTAAAAGGTTTGATTTCATTTGCTTCATACCTTTTTTAAAATCCTCTAAAGCAAAAGCTGCTTGTTGAGGACTATCTTTAAATTGCCAAACATAATATCTAGTTCTTGCTGTAATAACATTTGAGTATTGTTCTGGAAAAGTTATAGTATCTCCATGTGCTGACAAGGCTGTTGGTTTTTCAAAAGCATAAAAATGCACGTTATATATTTTGTCAGGTATTGGACTTAATCCAAACTTTCTATTATCTGGACTTCTATATACTCTAATAGGTTCTCCAAAGTTTTGAGAATCAGCATCATCTAAGTTTTCTTGGTCTCTATAATATCTATTCCATTCATCTAGTGTAATAAACTTTAGACCATTAGATACAAAAGGAGCAGATTCTCCAGATACGTTTACTGTAGTAATAAAAAAATCATCCCAATCTATTGAGGCATAATCTGTTGTTATACTTGAACTACCACTTTTTAATAGATACCATCTTTGACCTGCTACTGTAGGAACAGTTACATTTCCGTAGAAAGGGTCTGTGCTTCCACTAACTCCAGCACTAAAGAAAGGTAATTGTGGCTCTTCATTAGCAATATCAAATATAGATTTATTTATAGAATCTTTAACAAATTGTTGTAGGCCTACAGCACTTGTAAAGTTTGCAGCCGTTAAAGGTATTTCATTAAGTTCTCTTAATGCCTGGTTTGTTAAATCTAAGTAAGTAGTTGCCATTATTTTTTATGTAGTTTTTGTATTGCAAAGTTAGCAGTTAAGCTTGCCCCTTTATGTTTGACAAACTTACCTGTATGTTTCATTAATTTAAAACCACCTTTGGGTTGTTTCATCCAATGGTAGCCTTTAGGTGCTTTAACTTTCATGTTAGCAAGGTTTTGCTTTTGGCATTACTTCGCCACCGTGGTCATACGACATTCTTCCACCCATATAACTAGCTTTTCTTGCAGCTCTTCTAGCTCTTCTTTTTTGTCTTCTAGCCTGGCCTTTTGGACCCATTACATTTCCTGCTACAGCTTTTACAACAGCAGCTTTAGGATTGGCTATAGTTGAAAGAACACCTACAGCTTTTTTTATTTTGCCACCTGCATTCATTTTCTTTTTTTTGTTATACATTTATTTCCCCTAATTTAAAAATGGAGGAGGCCGAAACCTCCCCCTAGTTGTTATTAATCAATAACGTAGAAAGCACTTACTAATGCTTCAGGTCTTAGAACTTTTGCTCCATAGACATGAAGGCCTCTCACGATGTCACCGAAAGAACTTGGGTCTCTGATAACTTCTGTTGAAAGGATTGTATTAGCAGTAGCTGTTGAACTCATATGTCCAGCCATAACTTTACCACTTGCACTTGATGTAGCAGCAATGTTGTTAGACTTATACATATCGAATCCTCTGAGTTTTCCACTTGATACTAAGCCGTTTCTTATAGAACCTTGACCTGCGTTAAAATCAACAGATAATAGCTTTGAACCAGATTTACCTAGTTCTTCATAGAATTGTGGGCCAGCAACGAACCATCTACCTTCTTCAGGTACATTTTGGTCGTCTAATTTTCTAGCCATTCTAGCCATTAAATCCAATGCATCAACACCAGTTCCGTCAGAACCTAATAGGTCTACTGAGTTTGTAGCATGAGACATTGTTGCATCAGCAGTTCCACTATCTGAACCAATTATATGGTCAGGTGAACTTGCAGATACACCAGAAAACATTGAAGCTAAGACTGCAGCATCGTATGAATCTTTAAGAGCATACGCAGCAGAACTTGAAGCTACTTCTTTGAAGTTGACATGTGACATGTTAGTTTCAATATCATCTACGATGAATTTGAAAGCTTTAGCACTATCAACAACTAAGTTGATTTCTTGGTCTGTTAATTTTGTTGCAGAAGTGTCAGAACCTCTAGTATAGTCTGATACTGAGATTACTGGTTCTTTGATAATCTTTACTGAGTCTCCATAAGCAGATATTTCACCAGCATAATCGGTGTTAGTTATTCCTTCTATCACACTCGCTTTTCTGAAAAAGTTTAAAACCTTTCTAGAGTAAACGGAAGGTAAGAAGTAACTATTAGTTTGTCCACTTACGGAGTTAGCAAAGTTAGCATTGGTATCGGTGCTTGGTTCAAAATATTGAGCCATGATACTTCTCCTGTAAAAAAATTAGTTAATCTTTGATAATCCTACCTTGTTGCATGGCTTCGCTGATTTCGTCTTCATACTTATCAAACTCGTCCATACTAAGGGAGGCTATCTCCTTTTCTGTCCATATCTTCTCTTGCTTTGGTTCAACAGTTGTTGTTTTAGTTGATACCATATCAGCAGCAGAATTTATAGACGGTGAATTAGACTTAGAAGCAGTTGGAACTTCTATAGCTAAATCTTTTTTAAATAAATCTAATGCACGTGATGCTAAATCAGCATCGTCAGCATTTGAGTAAATCCAGTCTTGAATTGATTGAGGCTGTTCTTTAGCCCAACTATGAAAATCATCGCTATTGCGAATATCATCAAAGTCAGGATGTCTACTTCTCAATCTTTTCTCTGCCTCACTTTTACGAAACTTTACTTCGTTTCCTTGTAACTCTGCAATTCTATCTTCAAGAACTTTTGTTCTTTCATCAGTTTGCAAATGAGCTACTGTTTCTGCGACTGCATAGAAATCAGGATGCTCTTGTTTAAACTTTTCAAGTTCTTCTAAAGACTTGGGAGGTACGTAGTTAGCTTGTGCTTGACTTCGTAAATCTTGCTCTTTAGTTTTAAACTCTTCGAGTTTAGCATCATAATGTCTTTTTAAGTCATCATAACGTTTCTTATAGTCAGGTTTTTGATAAGGAGCATCTTTTGATAACTCCTGTTTCTTAGACTCTAACTCTTCAGTATTGACATTCTCAGCTTGAGTTATGTCATTACTATCAAATAATTTATTCTGAGGTTCTTCAAAGAATAAAGTATCGTTTGCTGACACAAAAGGTTTATCCTCTTGCTTATGCCAAGATTTTTTTTGGTTATAAGGATTTGGCTGTTCCTCTTTTGTTGCGACTTCTTGAGTCATAATTCTCTCCTTACTCAGGGCTTCTGTTCACAAGGTAGCTCTTTGTCGACAAGAGGGCTTGTATTGTAAAGGTAGCCTTTCTGGTGTTTATGTAGGGGCTATCAATGATAGGTAGCCTACGGTTTTTATCGGATGGGTATACCACCTGAAATCATAGCATCAGCGATTCTCTTTTCAGTATCTTCAACTTCTGCTTTATTTAGGTCATATATCTTTTCGGAGTCAGTAGATTGGACAGTTTCCTCTCTAACATCATCCATCATGTACCCACCACTTCTTCTTGCTTGTCTTTCCATTGGTGCATCTGCATTACTCTCAGCTTCTTCCATCATTCTCTGAAGGTTATCAGCTCCGATTTCTTCAGT